CATGATGCTGAATGAGCATATTGACTAACCCTGCTATGTTGGTCAATGGCTGTCTTAACTCATGGCTCAGCATGAAGCGGAACTCCTCAAGTAGTGTCTTCTGCCGCTCATGCTCATGCGAGCTGATGGAGGTCACATCGACTATCTGGATGCCAACAAAGTGAAGAGTGTCATCAATCGCAAAGCAATTCCAAACATTATATCTGTCGCTTGTGTTCTTCTGTCGTGTGCGAGCATAGACTCTTGAAGGCTCAGGCGAATGATTGCGAGCTCTTTCAATGGCTTGGAGAAAGTCGATTTTGTCACCTTCAATGCTGATGATATCCGTGATTTTGCTTGGCTTAATATGGCTAACGTAGTTCTTGAAGAGCTCATTGTTAGTGAATATCTTACCTTCAAAATCCGTCACGACATAGAATAAGTCTATGGATCTTTCTAAGATGAAGAGCGAAGACATTGGTTGAGTTCGCTGTAAAGGTTAGACCATGCGCCCATCGAGCTCCATGCCCATTGCGCTGTGAGGTAGATGGTAAAAGTCAATAGCAAGCCCATCACTGGCCCATCCATTGTAGGCTTGTAATCGGTATACTCAGTGCGAGGCTTGATGATAATCTTCGCCTCTGGCTTTGGTGCAAGCAAGAATGCAGAGGTAGTTGGTGTGATGGTATCACTTGCGTAGAATTGTGTCATCAGTTTCGGCTCTGGCATTGGCTCATCGGCAGGAAGCTCATAAGTTTGCCCCCATTGATTAGTGCAATAGTGCTTGCCAAAGATAGTGAATTTCACCATTGATTGGTAAACAACCTTGGGCTCGATGTGAATTGTATGGTGATGAGTATGGACTTTGCAGCCAAGACCCACCACGCAACCCTCGTCAATTGTAGTATACGTTGAGTCTCTTCCTTCATCCATTGTCGTTTGCTTTAGGTATGTATCCTGCGGCGACCATTGCGGCCACAATAGCTGCAAGTGTCTCTGTCGTGATCTGCTTAAATATTAATGCAAACACGCTCGACAGAATCACAAGAGAGCCAATTGTCGGCCTCCAATACTTGATAATTATGTCAAGCATTTGCCTCGGTTTGCTGACTCTTCTTGCCGCCATAGTTGTCAAACGATTTTTGTAAAATATAGTTCCGCTTCTTTCTTTCTTCTTCTTACAAGTCCGGTCGAAACCTCGCCGCCTGCTCTGTTCCACTTAAGGAACTCAGCTGCAATCTTCGGGTCGTTCGGGTTAGCTTTAATGAATCTGAGCAGCTGCGACTTAGCAAGGTTTGCTGCGCCCAGGTTAAATGCAAAACTTACAAGCGCATCGAACTGATTCTGATTCACCTTGGTTGTATTCAGCAGCCCAATCACTGCTCCTTCGAATTCCTTAAGATGATCCTTGAGCAGTTGATTCGCCTGCGTGTTGGTAATCGTCTGCCCAAGCTTCACCTTGCTGCCGTCTTGGTAGAAGGTTGCGCCGTAGCCAATTGTGGCAACACCTGCCGAGCATAGGTAACTGGTCAAGCGCAACCCTTCAAACTCCTGTATGAGTCTGATGCCGTTGTCAGAGGATTTCATTAGATAATGAAATATTGCATTGTACAATATATTGGAGTTAATCCTAAGACTAATGTCAAATCATCAGAATTAACTTTTAAAGTATTATTGCTAATTGTAACATTTATATTTGCGTCAGTATCTATAACTCCAACTCCATATCCAAAACCAGAAGCAATTGAAACTGGTAATGTAAGATTTAAAGTACCAGTTGGATTGATTGTAAAATCTAACTCTATATTAAAAATAAATGTTAATGTTACTGCATTTCCAATTTTAGAATATACACCATCTGGTCCACTTGTTGTTACAATTGCATCTGTTAAGTTACTTAATACAGGTGCAAATGCTGCACTTTCATAGTCAAGCAAGTTCCCAACCTCAATGCTCTTGGATGTTCCTTGAGGGGATTCGGTTGTGTCGCTGATGTCAACGATGTATAATAAGTCTCCACTGACTGCCGTAGCAAGTGGTGTTAAGTCGGTTATTTTTACTCCTGCCATGATTGTATTGGTTTATAGTTTATCAAAGGTAAGGCTTTCACCCAATCAATTGAGCACTGCTCAACTTCTTCGATGCTGATTACGTGATTGCCATCAGCATCCATGATGGGGTTAAAATAATTATCGGGCATGAACTGTATCCCAACAAGGCTCTGAGCCTCTTCGTATGTGAGTTGATGTACTTGCATTATACTTGCCTTGCTAATGTAGTTTGAAACGCTTGAATTGATGTATAGAGTGCCGCTGCTTCAGCATCAGTCAATCCGCTTCCGATAGTTGCAAATGCGCATTGCTTTGTTGAATATAAAACTGTTGTTATATAATTCAACGCACCCAAATAAATAGTCTTATTAGGTTTTGAGATTGCATTCTGTGTTAAATTATGAGTTTTTGTTGTATTCTTAAATGCGTTTAAAATATTTGATGCTGGTCTATTTGAACAAAACCAACCTCTTGAATCTGTATTCGCTATATCGCTAATTGCTCCAGTATATACTATTGACCTAAATGTATTTGTTGCTTGTCTTGATGCAATAACAATATAAGCACTTGGGTCAACTCCCGCACCCATATCGTATCTTGATTGTGCAATGTTGCTTCTTGAATAGTAGCTAATATGTGAACTATTAATATTTAATGTTGTATTCGCATTTAAAAAACTATCTGCATATGAATTAAATCCATTCGGTGTTGCTCCTCCGCTTGAGTGAACCCATCCACCTGAGTAAAATAAACGGAATGCAGCATCAGTATCAGCAGGATTCTTTAGGTTAAACTTATGCGTTGTAGCCGTTCCACCTACCATTGGATAGATGGCTTCGCATTTTGCCCACGTTCCGTTTGCTTTCATGCTCGTAACTAATGTACAAATTGCAGATACAATAGTTGTATCAGTTATACCTGTTGCAATTAAAAAAGCATTGCCATCTGCATCTGCACACAATGGAGGTGCATAAAAATATGGGTTGACTAAAAAACTCATGCGTAGTTGCCTATTAACATTACCTTCAATCCTTTCGAAGTGCCATCACCAATCTGGTCGATGTCGATTGTGATTTCTGCATCATCGGCAAGAGCCGTGTCGCTTATCACTGGAGGAGTGGCAGCCGTTGTGCTTGTCTTTTCGGTGTTGTCGATTGTCAGCTTAGTGCTCAAGATACTTGTTCCGCCTTCATTGATGTCAACGGTGAAGATGCTGCCACTTGCTTGAGCCGTTGTGAGTGATGCTCTTACCGCTGTTAGTGTCACTGCTCTTGGCATGCGGAAAGTTATCTTCGCCGTTCCGGTAGTCAATGCAGTAGTCTCATCTGATGCCGCCACAACAAGCTCGAATGGAGTAGCAAGATTGCCGCTTCCAAGAATCGATGTTGAGTTAATGGTCTTAATATTAGTACCACTTGTTAAGGTATCTTGTTTACCATTTATCTGTGTTTGAATCGCAGATGTTACTCCTTTCACATAGCTTAACTCAGTAAGACTTGGATAGGTAGCAACTGGCAATGATGCTATGATTCTTGCAGCAGTAAAATATGCAATCTCATTAGTAGTTCCACTTCCAGTTATTGCATCAACTGGTGTACCATCAAGATTTAATACCCAAGATGTGTAAGTTCCACTACCAGTATGAGTCTTAATATCTACAACAAGCGCACCAGTAGCAGCATTGTAGCTTGTTACCTCACCGTGCATATGGTTTGCAGGATTAAATACAACAAGGATTTCCTGCAATGGAATGTAGGATAGATTTAAGTCAACAGTAAAATTCTTTGACCCGTTGCTTACGCTGTTTGATGTTGTTGAAGATGTCTTGTATCTATCAGCAAGCGAATTGATAATCGGCGCAGCAGGGTTGGTATTGTCAACATTAATATTTATGCCTGAGTTAACCGATGTTACTGTGCCTACTGGAATGGCAGGGAATGGTGTCGGTGTTCCCAATCCGTCAAGGTAGTCGGTGACCAATCCTGTTGGCACATCAAACTTACCATCAAAGGTGTTCCAATCGGTGCTGCTTAGGTATCCGTCAGTGCTGCCATCCGCTTGGCTGATGCTTATGTCGGGAGTGCTGCCTTCAGTCGATGACAATGGAAGTGTCGCAGTTACATTGGTCACTCCGCCAGTGCTCACCACTGCCCAAACAGCTGCGCCGATTGTGGCATCCGAGCAAAGGTAGACCGTGCCATCGTCCAAGCTCCATCGAGAGCCTACAACAAAGCCTTTTGTTGAATCGTCTGTTGGCTGTGGCACGAAGGTAAAGTTGTGCGTTACATCGCGAATGGTGAAGCCGTCCTGCTCCATGTAGTACAATCGTCCTGCTTCCCACTTCAGCTCGTAGCTTATTGAGCAGATTTGCGCTGTGCCCTTAGCACCGCCTAAGCCTGCATC